GGCGTCTGGTGATCGACCGCTCGCGCCCGGACCTGTGGATTCCGACGCCGTGTGGCGAATGCCCGTCGTGCGTGGCTAGGGCTGGAGCATGACCCGGCAGCACGCCGCGCTGGCGGCAAGGGAGGTTCGGTGAACGGAACCGAACGTCAGCGGGCGCATTCTCTCGCCCACAAGAATCGTAATCGGGAGCAGATCAATGCTCGCGTCCGCGCCCGCTACCGATCAAACCCGGAGCCATTCAGGGCCGCTCGGTGTCGCATGCGGACGAAGCTTCGCGCCGAAGTGATTGCCGCCTACGGCGGTCGCTGTAAGTGCTGCGGAGAATCCATGCCGGAGTTCCTTGGCGTGGACCATGTGAACGGAAACGGCACGGCTCATCGACGGGTGGTCGGTGATCTGTATCACTGGCTTAGATCCAGAGGCTTCCCCCAAGATGGGTTTCGCCTCCTCTGCCACAACTGCAATATGGCAATCGGGCTCTATGGTTCGTGTCCGCATGGACAAGGCTGATGGGATGGCTCTACGTCCCCTCCGAGTACTGTCAATCTGCTCCGGCGTCGGAGGATTTGAGCTTGGAATCAAGCTCGCCGTCCCCTGGTCCCGTTGCGTGTGTTTCGTTGAGCGGGACGCTTTCGCCGCGGCCGTTCTCGTGGCGCGGATGGAGGACGCGGCCGTGGATCGCGCTCCTATCTGGGATGATCTCACGACCTTCGATGGCGAGCCGTGGCGTGGCGTTGTGGATCTCGTCTCTGCGGGCTTCCCGTGCCAGCCAGTCAGCTACGCCGGGAAGCGCGGAGCCCAGGACGATGCCCGTTGGCTCTGGCCCTCCGTCGCCCGCGTGGTTCGCGAGGTGGGACCGCGAGTCGTCGCGCTGGAGAACGTCCCAGGTCTCCTGTCTGCTGGATTCGGAGACGTTCTTGGCGACCTGGCCGCGATGGGGTTCGATGCGGAGTGGGGTGTGTTCAGCGCGGACGGAGTCGGCGCGACGCATCTCCGCGAACGAGTCTTCGTGCTGGCCCACCGCGAAGGCGAACGATGCGGAGAAGCGCGGGGACTTCGACTCGACGAATCCACGGAACGGGCTCGCAGGGGCGGCGACCGGATGGCCGACACCGAACGCGGCGGATGGGGACCGGCGCTCGGACACGATGATGCGCGGCAACCCGACGCTGCTCGGAGCGGCGAAGAACTGGCCGACGCCGAGATGCGAGGACGCGGAGTCGTGCGGGAATCACCCCGACAGCGGGGGCGACTCACTGGGAGCGGTGGCGCGAGGTCTCGATGTCCCGAAGGGGGGCCGGGGGGTGCGGCATGGCTCCAGCGAGACCGGAGTGATGCCGGACGGGACGAAGCGCCAGGTGGGTCTGGAGAATCAAGCGCGCAGGCTGTGGGCGACCCCGGACGCGAACGCGATGCAAGCGCAGATGTGGGCCACGCCGACCGCGGGCGACACGAAGGGCTCGGACCTGACGACGCGCGAAGGTGGGCATTCCCTCCCGCACCAGGTGCGCGAGACCGATGGCGGCAAGCTATCGAACTCGGTCTACCTCAACCCGCCGTTCGTCGAGTGGCTGATGGGATTCCCCATCGGATGGACCGACTTCGGTGCCTTGGGAACGGCGTGGTCGGACTGGTCGAGGCGCATGCATTCCTCACTCTTGCGGCTCGGCTGGGAATGACCCCCGCCCGCGCGCAGAGCCCGAGGGAGGTGCGATGAGCCGGTGCATGGTGCGGCGTCGCATCGTGGAGGCGCTCGACACGCTTGTGAACGGTCGCGATTGGACCGGCAACGTCGCGGAGGTCTGGGTCGAATGCAAGCGCCAAGGCTTCAATTGGGCGAGCGACTACATGATCCGCCAGGTGCTCCGCGACTATGGCAACGAGATCCGGCGCGGGCAATATCACGTCACGTCCAAGCGCCTGACGGTGCCCCGATGAGCGCCCCCGGGAACGCCCGCCGCTTCGCCTGGGGGTGCTGCCTGTGAGCCCGGTCGATCAGACGCGCTTCGGCATCGAGGATGGGAACTGCCTCGCGGCCTGCATCGCCAGCCTGCTTGAATTGCCGTTGGAGAGCGTAGAGATCGGCGTCACGACACAGCGCAACTGGGTCCGCCCGATGCAGGACTGGCTCGCGCTTCGCGGCCTCGCCTATCAGGAAGTCCCATTCAAGGGAACGCCGTTGTTCTGGATGCCGCCGACGCTGTGCATCCTGAGCGGCCCGAGTCCCCGATTGCCGGAGCCATACGAGCACGCCGTTGTCGGACGCATGAACGGTTACGCGGTGGAGATCGTTCACGACCCGCACCCGAGCCGCGCAGGATTCAGCGGGCCGGCCAACCAAGTCGGATGGCTGATCCCCCTCGATCCTGCGCGTACCGAAGCCGCCGCGTTCGAGCGGGCGAAGAAGATGGCGGCGAAAACGTGCGACCACGTAGCCGCGCGAGGCAGAGAGCGCATTCGCGGCGGGCCTGGAACGGAAGCACTCACTCCGGCAGATGCGACGACGGCCGAGGAGTGTGCAAGCTGGATACGCCTGATGAAAGACTGGAGCGCGCTGCGCGAGGAGGTGAAGCTGTGATCGCTTGGCTCCAGCGTGTCGTCGAGCGCCGCAAGGAGGAGCGCAACAAGGACTGGTGCTCGTCTGGAGTCCACGGCGACGAATGCCGCGCCCGCTGGTATCACTGCCCGAACTGCGGAGGGAGAATGTCCGAGTGGTTCACGACGAACGGCCCCGACACGCCGATGCGCTGCGGCTGCGGCCACGTGGGCCCGGCCAGAACGCACGCCGAATCGTTGCGCCTGAGCCGACCATGAGCGCCTCGCGGCCGGACGAGCACCAGGTCTATCTCGGAGCCCTGCACGATTGGCCCGTAGATGGCCCACCAACGATGAAGGCAACCGCCGATTGGGCGAACAAGCACGCTGGCCCAATGCTCGATGCGCTCGAACGGCTGATCGACGAGAACCAGCGGCTGCGGGAGCGCCTTATCAAGGCGGACGGGCTGTTCAAGTCGCTCGGGCAATGCGGACACATCCTAGATCGCGTGCTCGACGTGATGTGTGAAGGCCGCGAGGTGTGTGGTGGAGTCTCGGTTCGTATCGAGGGCCAGACGCTGTTCGTGGAGAACCCACCAAAGGAGCCAAGCAATGGGCGCTGAGCGCGAGGCTCGAGAGGAGCCCAATGGCTGAGAGCCTGCGACGCGCGCTCGGCTGGCTCCTGTGTGTCGTGGTTGGGCACGACTGGAAGTGGTTGCAGGATGAGCAGAACGTCCGCTACTGGGAGTGCAAGCGATGCCACATCCTCGACAGAGGAACGTTCATTTGAGCCTGCGACGCGCGGATGCGACCACTTGCCCGAAGTGCGGAGCCGACCGCGACTGGATGGAATGCGATGGTTGCGGCGGGGGGATCTACGTTGGGCACGACTGCGGCGAGGATACCTGTTGCTGTGCGCCCCCGGAGCCGAACGTCGAATGCGAGGACTGCCGAGGAACGGGCGGCCAATGGCGCTGCTTCGCCTGTTATCCGATGAGTGATGCCGAGCGCGAGGCGGTGAGCCTGCGACGCGCGCGGGCGCGGAGCTACGAAGATGGGCGGTGAGAACGATGCGGCCAGTTGGTGCGACTCACGGTGCAAATCCGTGCGTGGGTCTATGCGTGAGACAGCGGACCAAGCCAGCCCAAGCCGCAACACCGCCCGACATTGCCACACCTGACCACGGAGGCGCGATGAGAAAGATACCGACGCTGTTCGTTCGGGACCCGGCCAACATGGGCCGCGTGACGCGCGAGGTGACGCCCGGCTGCGAGTGGGTGCTGGCTGGCGAGGGCTTCGCCACGCGGAAGTGGGACGGCACCAACGTGCGCGTGACCATGAAGGACGGCGCGCTCGTTAACTTCGAGAAGCGCCGCAACCCGACCCGCGAGGAGAAGGCTCAGGGCGCGGAGCCGGGATACGTCGAGACGAGCAGCCACGACCCCTCGGACAAGCACATCATCACCGCCGCCGCGTCCACCGACTTCTCGGCGTGGCCGGATGGTGAATGGCCGTGCGAGGCGTTGGGACCGAAGATCCAGGGAGGAACCGATAGCGACACGCCGCGCCTGGTCGAGTTCTCGATCCCGGCTTGGGCGCGCATCTGCGAGCACCCCGACGTGCCGCGCGACTTCGACGGGCTGAGCGAGTTCCTTGGCAGCACGCCGTGGGAGGGCATCGTGTGGCACCACCCGGACGGCCGCATGACGAAGATCAAGCGCCGCGACTTCGGCCACCCGTGGCCCGCGCGGGCGCGGAGGGGGCTGACGGGGTGAGCCACGCCGAGACGAACTGGCCGCGGTGGGCGGAGGCTGATCTTTCCAGGGTGAAGCGTGTAACTGAGCACGCCTTGGCGGAGCGCGGGCTGTTGGTAGCCGCCTACGTGTTCGTGATCCTTGAGCCGAGCGAAAGCGTCGAGGATGACGAGCGGGCCGATCAGGCGATGGACGAGCTGTTCGATGCAGGACGCCGACTTAAAGCTCTCGGCGGGCCACGCTGATGGTGCTTGACCACCGCGCGGCGGCGGGCGCAGACTCCCGCCCGTGAACGCGCTTCTGCTCGCCCTTGTGCTCTCTAATCCTTCCTTCGAGTCGAGCCTCACCTCCTGGTCTGGCTATCACGGTGCCACGCTCACACGGACCGCTGGTGGCCAGGATGGAGCGTGGGCCTGCACTGCGACCGGGTCCCTCTCCGGCATCGGCGACTTCGGCATCGACGACAGCCCCCAGATCGTGGCCAGTTCCGTCGTCGGCACCCGCTACACCTACTCGGCCTGGGTGAAGGGGCCGAGCGGCCGCTGCGACATCCAGCTCCGGGAGTATTTCGGGAGCACCAAGGTGGGCTCGACGGTGCTCTCGGCCTCGGCGAACCTGGCGGGCGCCTGGCAGCGGCTCGAGGCGATCATCGTGGCCGGGCGCACGGGCAGCGCGATCGACTTCCAGGTACGGTGTATCCCTACGGTGCCGGGCCAGGCGTTCCAGGTGGACGCGATTGCCCTGAGCGACGGGTCAGCGCCGCCACCACCTCCTCCACCTCCTCCGCCTCCTCCTCCGCCCGTGCCAGCCGACACGCTCCAGTTCACCCTCTCCGGCACCAGCCCGCTCATGGACAACGCCGGCACCTGCCAGACGCCGATCCTGGTGCCCAACCTGTCCGCGAGCCTCGTGCTCCACTGGCGCTGGTCTGGGCCACGGGCGGGGGAGGATAGTCTAGCCACAGGCAAGGACGCCCCCTTCTCGGCGACCGTGCGCGGGCTCGCGGAAGGAACGTACACGGTGGCGGTGTGGTTCTCGGACGCGGGCGGCTCCGGCTGCCCGACCGTGCTCACCCACCCGGTCGCCCCGGTGCCGTCGCAGCAGGATCTCGCCCCCGCCACTCCCCAGGGCGTCATCGTCCGGTAGTTGGCTAATCCCGCCGAGTTTGTATCTTGAACGCCGCCTCGCGCTGACCGATTATCACCCGTGACCGCGTGCCCGTGGTGGGCGCGCCGGATTGGGTGCGCCGAGCCCCGCGAGGACCTCCTTCGATGAAGCGCATTCTCCCCGTCGTCGCGCTGTTGCTGGCGCTCGCCGTGCCCGTGGCGGCCACCGTCTACCCGGGCTTCCGCAATGTGCCGACCGACAGCATGGTCACCATCATCGAGACGCTCCAACCCCCGCGGCCGCCCTACCGGGTGTGGCGCGAGAACACCCAGTTCAACATCCGCATGATGCGGATCGCCCAGGACAGCGGCACCCCGATCACGATCACCGAGGGCAGCCAGACCGGCGTGTGGGGCAAGGACTCGCGCCACCACTACTCCAAGGATCAGCCCTGGAACAACGACGGCACGCTCTACAAGATCGAGTACAACGGCACCCCGAGCGTGAGCGAGCTGATCCTGGACGCAGCCGACGACTACCGGCCGCTGCGGGGCCTGACCTGCCCGGGCCGCATCAGCCAGACCTCGGCGAAAAAGCTGTTCTACGAAAACCGCTGGTCGCCGGTCGCCGGTAAGGCGAACGAGATGATCGGCATCGTCGACACCCTCAAGTCCGGGCCGCGCGGCGTGCTGGCGCGCTTCAATATCTTGACCTGTCAGCAAACCGGCTGGTGGGTGCTGGGCGGCTCGGGGGCCGGAGACTCGCTCGGCTGCCTTGCCTGTAGCGGTGCCGGGATCGGCCGCGGCGAGGGCAACATCTCGAACAACGGCCGCTTCGCAGCGATCGGCAAGTTCGACTACGACCTGGTGAACAACACCACCGGAGCCGCTGGTGCCGATGGGGTAGCGGACGATGGCGGGGCCGGCGTGGCACCGTTCAACCTGCTCAAGATCCAGCTCGTCGACATGGACTCGGGCCGCGTTGGGCCAGTGCAGACCCTGCCGATTTCGCGGCTTGCCGACAGCCTGGTCGGACACTGGACGCTCTCGGCAACCGGCAAGTACCTGGTCGTCAAGTACGGCGAGGGCAGCGCGAACGAGAACTTCCGCGTCTTCGAGTTCGACACCTTAGGCCTCGAGTTCGGTGGGCTCAAGGTCCGCAACTACACCGGGCCGGTGCCGAATCCGACCGGCAGCGGAGCGACTGGGGAAGCCACTGGGGTGTGCAACCGCTGCGCGCTCGCCAAAGGCAGCACCACTGACACGCTGCTCGCCTCCCAGGGCTGGATCACCATGCTCTCGCACGAGGATGTCGGAATCGACAAGGACAGCTCGGGGGTGGACATCGTGGTCGGCCTGCCGCGGTGCAAGGGCGGGACGATGGCCAACTCGCATCTCGATGTGGTGGCGGTGAATCTGGCTACCGGGGTCACGCGGCCGGTGATGATGGAGACGACGTCGGGCAGCACGCTCAAGAACATGGGACCCGACTTCACGTCGCTGCGGAACGTCTACCGCCCGGGCTGGGCGTACATCGGCTACGAGATGGATAGCACCGGCTCTGATACCACGATCACGAGGAAGCGCTACCGGGACGAGGTGATCGCGGTCAAGATCAACAGCGTTGCGGTCACGCCCACGGTGATGCGCTTCGGGCATTCGCACTCGACCCAACACGCCACGCAGGGCACCTGGCCGGGGGAACGCGGCAGCTCCACCTATCGGAACCAGTGGCACCCGGTCCCGAACTGGACCGGCAACATGGTGGCCTTCGCCTCGAACTGGAAGCGCTCGTGCCTGATCGGCTGCGGCCCCGGGATCGACCAGCGGAACGACTACGTCATGGACCTGCGGTGCTTCTCGCCGCGCAACGTGGTGGACTTCTGGGCCCAGGCCGTCGACACCGCCTCGATCATCGTGCGCTGGACCATGCCCGGGGAGGACACGATCTCCTACGGGGCGCCGCGGGTGGTCGATCTGCGCTACTCCACCAGCCCGATCAGCGCCAGCACCTTCGCCGCCGCCACCGCCGCCAGCCCGCAGCCGACGATCACCAGCTACGGGAAGGCGATGGACTACACCGTGACCGGGCTCGCGACCAACACGGCCTACTACTTCGCCATGAAAATCTCGACTGCCTGCGGCTCGAGCACGGCACTGGTGAGCTGGTGCGCCTTCACCAAGACCACCGGCAACGGCGCCGAGGAGGTCTGCGAGGGGATCACGGCGGGCGGCAACAAGCCGGCACCGCCGTGCGATGGGTGCATCGGGGCGCCGCCTCCGGACTAGGGCGGGCTCAGGCTTCAAGCGGTGGGGCGTCGGGATCATCCCCGGCGCCCCTTGCCGCTTCCTGAGCGCTCAAGCATGGGGCTTGATGCTCGGGGCACAACTCGGTCCATTCGCCGCTCTCGAGGCTCCAGCGGCAGCCGCAGGGCTCGCGGGGGTCCTTGAGCGGCCGCTCCTCGTGATCGCAGATCAGGCAGCGCCAGCGCTCGGGGCCGGTCTTCACCCGGTATTCGGGCTGGTGCTTGCAGCCTCGGATCACGAGCCGCGCTTCCAGGGCTCGGCATCGAGCGAGTCGACGGTGGGGCGGCGGTCCCGCCACATCAGGGCCGAGGCCCGCCACAGATCAGCCTCGAGGCGGACCGTACGCAGCTCCTGGCGGGTGCGCTCGAGCTGATGGCGAGATTCTGCCCACAGGAGCGAGAGCCCGAGCACAGCGGCAACCAGGATTAGCTTCACGGCTGGGCCCCGCTTTCGATCTGCTCGCACGGCTTGACCACGCATCCCTCGTCGATGCCGACGCAGGTCTTGATCGGCACGCGCGACTCCTCGAGCGCCCCGATCGGGACCACGAACGAGCGCCCGCCCACGAACCCCCGGACGATGCCGGCGGGCCCGGAGCGCTGGTCGAGGCGATACTGAATCCAGACCCGCAAACGGTACCGATCAAGACGGGCGACGACCGCGTTGCCGTCATCGCTCGGCTTGATCTGGAACCCCTGGCCGAGCTGGAGGTGCCCGTAGTCGGCACAAGTCGAGCCCGCCCAGATCGACGAGCCCTTGTCGTCGTAAGCGCGCAGCGTGATACGGGCGTGGGGATCAAAGCTGCGCCCCTTGGGCAGCGCGATCGAGAATCCGGACATGGACTCGCGCGCGTCGATGATCGGGGCCTGGAGCTGGACCCTGGATCGCTGAAACGGGCGCTCGAGGCTCGGTGCCACCGCGGTCGCTAAACGGCAGCCGTTCAAGAACAGCAACAGGGCGGCCAGACCGTAGACCGCGCGGTAGAGATTCGGGCAACGCATGCGAGGCACCTCCGGGTTAGTTCATCAGGGACAGCGTTTCACGAGCCGCGAGATCGGACTCGTGCACCAGTTTCTCGAACAGATCCACCACCTCCTCCCACAGCCCTCGGCTCGCGGCGACGCGAACTAGGCCATCCAGGATCACCACCTTGACGTAGCGGTCGGGCGTGGCGGTGTGCACGTCGCGTTGGTTCATCCCGCCCGGGACCGCATCCAGCGTCAAGATCGCGCGCTCCCAGCGATCGGCCAAGTCGGGGCGGCCGTTATCGCGGAACTGCTTCAGTGCGGCCGCGCGCAGCGCCTTATCGTCATGGAAGGCATTGCTCACAGCGCCCTCCACAGTCGGATGCCGCAAGCGATGTCGCGCTCGACTCCGCGCGGCAGCTCCGGCACCTTCCGAATCGGCCGCCGGAAGGCGAATGGGTCCATGCTCGGCAGCGAGCACCAGCGCTCGCGCTCCAGCTCGTGCATCGCCTCGCGCACGCGGGCGATGTCCTCGTCCGTGATCGGCTCGTTATTCGCAGGCATGGATGATCTCCTTTCCGTGACGGCGCCGGCAGATCGAGCACTCGGGATGCTCCTCGACGTCGGCCCGTCGCTCGGAAGCAATGTCACCGTCGAATAGGACGCGGACGACGCGCCCCTGCTGGTCTTTGATCGAGACATAGCACATGCCGTTAGTGGCCATCTCGGCTTGCAGGTAGTTGGCTTGCGAGTCGTCGGGCGACAAGCGCACATAAACACATCGCGTCGCCTGCCGAAAAACATGGCGAGGCGAGCGCTGGCTGGCGTGGAGTTGCTGGATAACGGCGGACACCTTGGGCGCGCTCATTCTCTGGCCTTCTGCACGTAGCCGGTTCCCTTGCACTTGCGGCAGGGCTTCGTGGCGGACACCGGCCCAATGCGGGTGCGGCCGGGGTTGTCGAGGCACGACGGGCAACGCTCGGCGAGCCGGGGCCGCAGCCCGAGATCCTCAAGCGTTTCGCGCAGGATGTTGACCTCATCGGCCAGGCGGCCGTGATTCCATGCGTCTACAACTTCGTTGGCCTGAGCGGCCAGCGCGGCGAGATCGTTACGTGCGCTCACGTGCTCCTCCGACCGGCGGCCGCTTCCAGCCACCCGTAAACATGAGCCGGGCCCGGCCGGCGGCAACCAGCCGCTTTAATTCGCGCGCGACCGCCGCAGGGTTGAGCCGACAATCCCGGGCGATGGCCGCAGCGGTCGCGCATCCGGTCTTTTCAAGGTACTCGGCGACGGGGCTCATGACTTGCTCCCAGCCTGGCTATCGGCTTCGCGTAGGAGAAGCTGAAGCGCACGGGCGCCGAGACACCGGGACAGGACCTCGGCTTCGTTGGCGGCATCGACCGGGTCCCGATCGAGCGCCGTCGCCACCGCGGTCTTGAGCCACCACGACGAGCTCGGATCGCGCAGGATGTCGTCCACGGTCGGGATCGGCGGCAGCACCGGCCCACGGGCGTCACGCTCCCATTGCGCCCATGCGGCGGGCCGGGCTTCATTCGCGGCGACCGATTCCGCCTTGCAGTCGGGACAGGCCAGCGCCCAACCGCCGCCCACCGGGTAGGGATGCCGGCCCGGTTTGCCGCATTCGCAGCGGTCGCGATCCTCCAGCGTCGGGCTCACCATGCCCCCCGCTCGCCGACCGTCAGGGGCGGTAGCGTGTCGCGCCAGAGTGAGACGCCGAAGCCGGTCACGTGCCAGCGGAGGGTGCCGTGAGGCCCACTCCATCGTTCCCACGACGGGCGCAGGAACAAGCGGGAGAAGCTCAGGCCGAACGAGCGCCAGGTGAGGGTCATAGCCCCCCCACGCGGCGTTGACGCAGCGAAACCGAGCCACGCTCGCCGATGATGACGTGATCGAGAACGGCGACGCCGAGCAGTTCGCCCGCCTGCACGAGCCGATCCGTGGTCGAAATATCCTCGTCCGAGGGCTCGGGATCCCCGCTCGGGTGATTGTGCGCGAAGATGATGGAAGCCGAGCCCGCCAGGATGGCGGCGCGGAAGACTTCGCGCGGATGGACGATCGAGGCGTTGAGCGAACCGATCGAGACGGTCTCGATCGCCGTGCACTCGTGGCGCGCGTTCAGCAGCAGCGCGACGAAGCGCTCGCGGTCGTCCTGGCGCTCGAGACCGCCCAGGATCAACACCACGTCCTCCGGTCCCAGCACGACAGGCCGGGAGCCGGGGGCGATCTCGCGCACCGTGTCGGCCACGTAGGCGGGCCGACGCAGGGCGCTGGGAGCGAGGGCGAGAGTCACGCTACCCCCCGCTTGCCGAAGCTCCCGGCCTTCCCGTAGTCCAGCCCTTTGACCGGCAGAATGCGGCACACCATCCACGCCAGCCATCCCCAGCGCACCCGCACCCGAGCGGCCCCATTCCGCCGCCCCGAATCAACCACGTACCACGATGCTCGCTTCATGGCTTCCCCCATGTTTCTCGCCACAACGCCCCATGCGCTGCAACGTTCTACATCCCATTATCTGCCCGCCATAACATCTGCACAAGCCCTTTCTTCATCCCACCATCAGAGTTTGCAAAAGTGCTCCCATGGGTACACCACCTGCACATCTGTGCTCCGTATTTCTACCTACGTACTTCTACTGATGCCCGTGCGTTCACCAGACGGGGGTTTCGAGCACGAAACGCTGGGGTCGCCACGGCCCGCCGGGATTCTCTCGGAAGCTGGCGCGAGCTCCGCCTCGGGGGCAGTCTCGGGCTCGGTTTCGGGCCAGCCGGAGCGCTCATCCGGCTTGATCGCCCCAGTGCCCGCCATGACATGACTGGCACGAGCGCTGGCGTTGCTGGAATCCATATGCCGCATCCGATTGCCAGCGCGATTCTGCCCGCCATGACATCCCCGAACGTCGAGAGGCTCGCGCGTGGCTCGTACTGGTTGAGGCGTCTCAGACCCTATACCGGCGTGAGGAGGGAACCCGTGGCAAGGCGGAGGTGGGAGCCGAGGGAAGGTAGGCCGGGAGGGGGATGAGCGTGGTAGGTACAACGCTGCGCGCGGGCGGGCGCGCGCGAGTGTATTCGAGGGCTGGAATTTTTTTTGGGGAGTTGGGGAGCGGGCGCGGGCGCGGGTCGCGACCCGGTCCCCGCCCGATTGGGGGGGGCTGCCGGGCTACCAGGCTCCTTGCTCGTGATCCGAGGCGCAACCGGGCGCACGGGGGCGAAAGCGCCCGTGGACGGGCTTGTGGGGATGGGGTAGGGCGGCAGCGCCGGAGAGTGGGGCGAGGCGGCCTTTGGCGCGGAGGAAGGCTTTGAGGGCGCGCCAGTACTGGGACCACGGGAGGACCGACTGATCTGGGGCGCCGGCGACCGCGCAGCGATGGCAGGTGCGGCAGTGGGTGCGGGGTGGGGGGAAGCGCAAGCCGCAGAAGTCGCAGCCGACGCGCGCGGGCGCGGGGCGCTTGCAGAGGGCGCCGTGGGTGGAGCAGTAGCGATGGATCATGGGAGCCTCCGGGGTTGAGCCGGAGCGGAAATCACGCGCTCGGCAGTGTAGCACCGCGAGCGATGATGGGGCAAGTCTCAAGGCTCAGGCCCGCTCGAGCGCCGGGGCGTCGGAGTCGGCTCCACGTGGAACCAGTGGCTCGAGCTGCGGTGCCGCGCCAGGCGTCCACCAACGCAGGTCGTCGCGAAGCGTTCCCTCGCTGAGCGCGGCGTCGTCCGGGAGCGGCGGGAAGCGTCGGTCTGGAGGCCAGTGTCGCAACCGATCGCAGAGCACTGGGTGATCGTGAGGGCGAAGCCGGTGAGCCGCGATCCAATCCGCACACTCGGTCGCCGTCGGAGCCACGTCCTGAGACCAAATCCACACGAACATTCCCGCCGCGAACCTGCGACCCTCCAGGCTCACTGATCCCTCGCAAATCCGTCTGCGGATTTTCTGCGTTCGTGTTCAGCGACGTTTTCCGCCGCCACGATCTGATCGGTTCGACACGATCTCCCCGGACCTCCGGGAGCGTAGTACGCATACGGCTGGTCTGGCTGGCGCTGCATTCGATCAAGAACCAGGGCTTCGATCGTGCGCATGTCGTGGATGCCGGTTTTCCACAGCCAGCCGCCGAAAGTCATCAGCGCACGCCTCACCCGCGCGTTGTCGAACCGAATCAAGAACCTCCACAGGCGATCGGCTTCAAACTGGCGCGCTCGAGGAGCCGGTTTCGGAAACGACATTTTTTTCGCGAGCCTCCCGACGATTAGCCTCACGGGATCATCCTCGTGTTCCAACTCGTGGCAGCGCCTGCACAGCGTGATTAAGGCGTCGTCGGGGTAGTCCCACGGGTCTCGGTCTGCCTCATATCGCAGGTGGTGGACCTGGATCGTTCCCCCTCCCCCCTCGCACTGCTGGCACGTGAACTTGTCGCGCTCGAGAATCTCCAGGCGCCGAAGTTTCCAGCGCACGTCCTCCAGCTTGGCGGCGTACTGCTCGGCGTTCACGCGGTGTCTCCTTCGTCGCCGTTTTTCGGTGCGCGTAGCGCGCGAGAAGGCTCGCGCAAGGGGAAGGGTTGGGGCCGTGCCTTTGACTTTGACTCTTCTGTTCTTTCAGAGGCAGAGGCAGAGGCAGGGCCTGGCATTCGCAGGCATTCCTGCTGGCATTCTGCATGAGCATTAACCCCTTTTCTCCAGCGAGATTGCGCCGCCCGCCTGGCAAGATCAGACCTTTGCTCTGGGGTAAGCCTCCGCATGCGTTCCGTACCGCCCCGCATCGAATCCGCATACCTTCTTCGTTGCTCTCTACGGCTGTAAACCGTTCTCATTTGTACCCATACGCCATCATGAAGGATGCGGAAGCAGGCAGAATGTGCATCGCGGGCTAGCATCCATTCCGCATCGGAGTATCCCATCCAGCATTTCCATTGGCTTTCTGTGGCAATTCCGGGCGTTTTGGTCATCAGGGAGCAGCACCAAGCCCAGTGGTAACGACCACGCTGATCCCAGGTGAGCGCCAGGACGTCTGGGTCGGCCATCCAGTCGCGGGGATACCACTGGACCGACGGGGCGCGGTCAGCGGCTGGCATCCGCATGCTCCCGATTCTGCTGGGCCTCGAGGTGGCTCTCCAGCGGGAACTTGTCGCGGCTCACGGCAATCGTCGGGTCGCACTCGAAGCCCAGTTGCACGTGATTTCCACGCACCGCCCGCACCGTCACCCGGAATCCGCGGCCCACATACGCACCTTCGCCGGGTTTGAAACCGAGCACCAGCATCCTTGCCTCCGCTGGTCTCTCCTCGGGAGGAGGCGCGAGCGCCAGGAGTTGCGGGCGCCCCGCCGGGCAGGAGCCCTGGTGAGGAACCGCACCGGCTGCGCCCCCACCGCGGGGGAGACTTTGGGCCCGGGGATGTCGGCGAGGGCCCACCAGGGCTCATCGTCCACGGGCGTGAACGTCTGCCGACAGTGTGGGCCCGATCGAGGCTCAGCGTCAAGACCTGTTTTTGGCCTTGACGGAACCGGGCTCGCGGGCACAGATTGCAGCCATGAACTTCATCCCCCTCCCGGTCGTGGGCGGACCGGCGGACCGGGCCACCCATGAGGACGCGCCCCGCACGTTCTACAAGTATGAACCTGGGAATATCAACGCAGTATCAACCGAGCGGAGACCGTGATGACCGAAACGCAGCACAAGCAAGATGCCCCGCCGCTCGATCCGTCCCCCCCCAAGGAGCACCCGATCGTGCCGCGGCCGCGCACCGGAGACCCGATCGTCTACACCGACTACAGCGGCAAGCAACGGCTCGCGCACGTCACCGCCTGGCACGAGGGTCGGACCGGAAGATGTACCTTGGTGGCGTTCGGAACCGAGCGCGGCGACGAGGCCGCCACGCTCTACTACGACGTCACGTTCAACGCCGTGCCCGCCTCGAACACCTGGAGACCCGCATGAACGTTCGCATCGTGGTAGGAGATCAGGTCACGCTCGCCGACACGCTGCGGCTCGAGGGTGACGAGGAGTCCGGTCGTATCGTATGCTCGGCGGGTGGTGGGCCGGAACAGGCGATCCCGTTTGCCGGCAAGCCGGTGCTCGCGCTCGAGCGCAACGACGGCACGCTGCTCGTTTCGGCTGTGCCGCTCGACGGCGAAGTCACCCAGCCGTAGCCAGGCGAGCGTGCGAGGTGCTTCTACAACCGCGCGAGCTGGAGGCTGGCGAAGTGTTTTGCCTCGATCACGGCATCCGGGCGCGCGTGGATGACCAGGGCCGGCCATCGCTGACGGGTGGCTGCGAGGCATGCCGTGATGAGCTGACCAGCGGGGCCTCGGTGGGCTGCCCCGATCACGGCATCCAGCCCACCGACGAGCAGGGCGGGTGCCCGGTGTGCCGCGTTCTCAAGGGAGCGATCACCGGGAGGACGAAGCCTCCACCGGGCCCCGATGATGAGGACGACGACGACGAGGATTTCGACGACCAACCGCTGTCGCGGAACGGCGCGCCGGGCGAGGACGCGATGGGACCCAGCACCTCCGATCCCCCCTCTCCCGCCGCCGATCCGCAGATCGACCCCCTGATGCGCGCCGCCGCGATCCGCGCCGCCGCTTCTCTCCGTGACCCCCAAGGGTAGGCGCCAGCATGGTAATCTGGTCCCTCGTAGCGCTCGCTTCACTGGTGCTCGCGGCTCTCGCGGCGGTCGCCGGTTTCGTCCTCGGACGCTGGGTCGAAATCCGATCGTCCCAGGCGACTCTATCCGCGATCGACCAGACCAGCCGGGCCCTCTCGATGACTATGAAGGCGGCGGCCGAAGCGCTGACGACCGAGACCAGGCTGACGAACCTTGAGCAGATCCTCATCGACGCCGAGCGGAAGGACGAGAAGCGTTGGGAGCAACTGATGGCGCTGATCCCGGGATACGTCCGCGAGCGACCGATCCGGACTGGCCCCAGCTCGAGGGCGCCGATGCCGACCTTCCGAAGCCAGTAAGGCGCCCGGGCGCCAAGAAGGGCGTCAAGTTCCCCAACCGCAAGCGTAAGACGCTCGTCTTCCAGACCCGCGGCAAGAGCCCGCGCTCCCCAATCGAAGCGCAGCCCGCGAAGCCCCCCAAGGACGAGCTCCACCTCAGCCGATTCCGTGAGGACTTCGACTTCTACGCCCCGCATGTGCTGCGCATCCTGCCGATGGACCGCGAGTGGATGCCGCTGCGCTTCAACCCCGCCCAGCTCCTGCTTCATCGCGCGCTCGAGCGCCAGCGCGTCCAGGGCCTGCCGATGCGCGCGATCGTATTGAAAAGCCGACAGACCGGCATCTCGACCTACGTGCAGGCGCGGGGCTTCCACACCTGTCACATGCGCGAGGGCCGCAAGTTTCTGACGCTCGCGCACAAGCTGGAGTCGGCGAAGCACCTCTTCGATATGTCGCGCGGCTTCCACGACCATCTACCCAAGCAGGGGGTGCTCTCCGACCGCAAGCGCATCGCCAATCGACGCGAGATCCAGTTCGATAACGGATCAACAATCCAGGTCGAAGTCGTCGGCGAGGTCCGCAGCTACACCTGTGACGTACTTCACCTCAGCGAGACGGCGTTCTGGCTTGAGCCACAGAAGACCATGCGCTCGATCCGGCAGACCGTGCCGCGGCGCCCCAACACCATCGTGGTGATTGAATCGACGCCGAACGGGCTCAACTATTTCCATGATCTCTGGGTGCGCGCGGTGCGCGGCAAGAGCGGCTACGCGCCGGTCTTCATCGCCTGGTTCAACGACACCGAATCCCTGACCGTCGATCCCTGGTTCACCGAGAACGATCTTGACCCCGAGGAGCGACGGCTCATGGATCAATTCGGGGTCACGCTCCGGCAGCTCGCGTGGCGGCGGATGAAGATCGAAGACGACTGCGACGGCGACCTCGACGCCTTCAACCAGGAGTTTCCGAGCGACCCGGAGACCTGCTTTTTGAGCAGCAGTCGGCCAGTGTTCGACACCGACGGGATGGCGTTTCAGACCGCTAACATGATCCCCGACGAAGACCTGGAGACCAAGGAAATCTCCTGGTCGGTGAGCGAGAGCAAGCCGGTGATCGAAACGGTGCGAAAGGGCCGGCTCGTGATCTTCGATAACCACCCGATTCCGCGGCACTCGTACATCCTCGGCATCGACCCGTCGGAGGGCGATGCGCAGTCGGATCGTTCGCCGATTGCGGTGCTGGATCAGATGACCCTCGCCTTCGCCGGCTTCTGGGTCGGTCGTGCCCCGCCCGACCTTCTGGCTCGTCACGCCTTCGCGATGGGGCACCTCTTCAACGAGGGACAGCTCATCTGGGAGGCGAACCTTCACGGCGGCTCCTTCGGCCTCGCGATCCAGGAGCTGGGCTACTTCAACATCTGGATGCGCCGCGTGAACTCGGACACCGTCGCGGGTCGGATCACCGACAAGCCCGGATACATGAACACTCGGAAGTCGCGTGCCATCCTCTACGACACCATGCGGAAGTTCATCCGCGAGCGGATCTCGGCGGTTCGCCATCCGGAACTGGTCTCTGAGCTGGGGACCTTGATCTTCGATGGCGACCAGCCGCGCGCGCAGCGGGGCTACCTGGACGATCTGGTGGTGGCGGCCGCGCTCTGTCTGGTGGCGCACCGGGGCGCGGCCGACGCGCCGCTTGAGCCGCTGCCGATGGAGACGTTGCGCGCCGCGCACGCGCGCGTGGCCTGGAAGCTCGAGATCGGCCACAAGCTCCGGCCCGACGACATCGCCGATCCGAACGTGACATGCGAGGACATTGAGAAGTACGATGAGCTGATGGAGCGCAGAGAGCGCCGCGCTCGACGTCGGGCCATGACGTAGGAGGGTGCCGTGAAGTTCGGGCGTCCCGAGGTTTCGCTGGCGGCACAGGTGGCGCTCCTGATCCTGGCCGCCGTGGCGATCTCACGACTCGCGAGGTGCGTGCTGTGGCCCTGATGTTCGATCCGAGAACCATGATCGACCTCTCGCTCCGCGAAGAGGGGCGCTGCGAGTGCTTCTACTGCGGCGAGCTGGACGAGGTGAAGAACATGCTCATGATCGAAGAGCAGGACTACGTCCGACTCCGCTTCCACGCCCGCTGCGCCAACGGCCGCACGCCACACCAGATTTACCAGGACTACCTGCGCGCGCGCACCGACGTGCTGCTCCAGCAGCGGAATCGCTGATGCTCGATCGCGTTGCCTTCTACGAGTGCGCTCAGGAGGGCCACCTGCTGCGGCACCAGGGCGAGCCGCACCCGGAGACGATCGTGTGCTGGGCCTGCGGCTCGCGCGCCACGCGCACCGACTTCCGGCCGGCCCAGGTGCTCGGCTGCCTGCGGCCCGAGATCACGCCGCACCACAACCTCTCGTTCGGGCGTACGGTCTACACCCGCAAGCACCTCGAACACCTCCAGGCGAAGCACGGCACCACCGACTACTCCCCCGCCTCCCACCAGCCGGTGCCCACCTGGTTCGACAGCGGCAAGACGCCGACGGGTCTCGGGGGCTGATGCCGCGTTTCGAGGCGGTCGAGCGGATCGCAATCTCCGAGCCCCCGTGGCCGGGCGGCTGGAAACGCGACCAGGACGTGCTCGCCTTCGTCTCCAAGCTCTGGTACTCGAGCTTCCGCTCGATGATGCCCGAGCACGACCGCATGACCCGGATGGAGCGCTACTACTCGGGCTTCCACTACAAGAGTGCCGCCGAAAACCGCGACAAGGAGATCACCAACGAGCCGTTTTCCATGATCGAGACCATCTGGCCGGAGCTGGTCCAGGGACGCCCGCGCCCGAAGATCGTGGCCGGTGCCGGCGTGCCGCTACAGATCGAGGCCGACCTCCAGGACTTCGCCGAATGGATCATGAACACCGATGGCTTCGACGCCTGCTTCCGCATGGGTACGCGCGAGCGCTCGAAACTGGGGTGGAACGCCGACCTGATCGTGTTCGATCCGCGCACCGGCATGCCCTACCCCAAGAACTGGTGCAACTGGGACCTCTACCCCGATTTCACGGCGCGTCACGAGGACTCGTGGATGTTCTACTTCCTCGCCGGCCCGGTGCCGACGGCGCTCCTCCAGGCCATGTTCCCCGCCAAGCGCTCGTTGCTGAAACCCGATGGCTGGGTCTCGCCCAGCTACGACGCCCTGGTGCGGCCCTACGAGGAAGCGGCGAACGTCTCGGGCTTCGGTGACTCGATGCGCCAGGTGCCACACCTCGACCGCGAGACCGGCTTCGCCTTCCCGGTCCACGAGTCGGTGATCCCAGGGACCAGCGGATTCCTGCCTTCAAGTCAGGGCACGGCCGCCCAAGGGAGCGGGCTCACCACCTTCCTGATCCAGCTTTTCTTCCGCGATCCGAGCTCTATGCCCGTGACCTACCGCGGCAAGCGCTTCGCCGAGGATGGTGAGAACTACAACTGGGACTTCGTGACCGTGCCCGAGCCGTGTTGCCAGAGCGGGTGGCGGGTGATCCAGTGCACCACCAACTGCCTGCTCGATATGGCACCGCTCGATCCCGCCTACTTCGGCCACCCGATCACGATCGGCCGGCGCTACGAGCAGGCGTTCCGCATGTTCGCCCCCGGAGACCTCGACCCGATCGTGTCGAAGGTGATGGGCCTGAATCGGCGCATCGACGCCTTGAACGAAGCCCTCGACTATCAGCGGGCACCGATCCTGATCGCCGACACCAACGCCGGCACCGACTTCGATCGCGAGATCGAGCCGGGCACGGTGATGCGCAAGCGCCAGGGCACCCAGGTCGATAGGATCGACTTCCGCGGCCCCTCCGAGTCGCAGTTCCTGATGGTCGCCAACACCTTGAACAGCATCGACCGGGTCGGCGGGGTGCACGATCCGACCCGCGGCAGGCGACCCACCGGGATCGAGTCCGGGGCGGCGATCGAGGCGCTCAAGAGCGCCGCCGACAGCCGGATCATGGGCAACGAGGGCGGCGTGTTCGCTCAATATTCGCTGCTCCTGAAGAAGCTGATGGTGGGTGCCGGCAAGAAGCTCAAGGCTCCGATCCGGGTCCGCGTTCCCTCCGGGCGCATTCTTGACCTTGACCCCGAAATCCTCATGAACGAGTATCAGGTCAGGTTCGAGGAGGGCAGCGGGCTCGAGTCGTCGCGTCAGCGGAAGAAGGACGAGATGCTCGCGCTCTACGAAAAGGGTCTGGCTCTGCCGCAGGAAGTGCGGGATGTCTTTGGACTCCGAACGCCGCTTCCGCCACCGCCAGCCGAGACACCACCGCCGGGTGGAGCAGGAAACGCCAAGCAGTAGCGTGGTTCAGCAGCAGGCTGCGGGGGCCGAACTCGATCGCCGTCGCCGCGGGCTCGGTCGAAGGAAGTTCGCTTCGATGACCACGGCTGATCTCCGCCATCTGGCTTCCACGCCCCATTCCGGGCTCCCCTACCGCGCGCGTGCCGCCCGCGCCATGCGAGGCAAGCGTGGCTGACAGCACCCTCACCCCCGCGGCCGAAGGGCCGTTCCCGATGTTCGCGCAGGGGCCGGTGGATCGTCCGGGGCCCGCTCGGGCGCAGAAACTCCAGCAGGCGCTTCAAGCGGTCGACGAGGTGGTGTTCGCCGACAACGTGCTGGATGAGCAGGAGCGGATGATCTTCACCGCCTGGCTCCACCAGTTCATGATGCGCGCCCAGCAGCGGCAGCAAGCCGCCCAGGTGCCGCAGGAACCTTCCGCCGACCGCTACGCGACCACCGACTACGACATGTTCGGCGGCGCTGGCGGCATGGCGAGACCCGAGTACCAATAGGAGACCGCCGATGGCAGCCCCAATCGTTCCGCCGGTAGTCGCGCCGCCAACTCCGACGCCAGCCCCTGCCGCCGCGCCCGCCGCCACGCCGCCGGCTCCGACCGTCGACATCGCGCAGTTGATCGAGACCCAGCGCGACCTCGCCGATGCCGTGAGCATGATGGCCGATCGCATCGACTCGATCGTGGTCGACCGCGGCCCCATCGCCAGACCGAACACCAATGCGGAGCGCAATGCCGCGCTCCAGACGCTTGCAAACGATCGCCCCGAACTCGCTCCGCTCTTGAACGAGTGGAGTCGGCTATCGACCAACCTCGAGCAGACCAATCAGAGGCTGGACGCGGCCGAAACCGCGAGGCACACGGGGATTCTGGTAGCGGAGAGGGAGGAACTGCTTCGCGAGTTCGACGTTCCAAAGAAGGATTTGGACCGCGCCTTCGACTGGATGGGCGACGAAGCGAATATCCGCGCAGGCTCGCAGATCCTCCGCTTGAGGGAAGTCGTCAGCCGCCTGTACGGGGACGCCTACCTCACGCAGCATCGCCGGCCCGCAGCGCCCGCGCCGACCCCGGGGGCCCCGCCCCCGCCCGGGTCCGCCGTGCCTGCCGCTCGCGTTGCCTCCATCGTGGACGTGACCGCTCCCGGCACCGGACCGGGCACCGGGCCACCGATCCAGCACCGAGACCTGCGCGAAGCAGCGAATTACGTGACCCAGCAGTTCGGTCACACCCTCATCAAACGATGAGAGGAGGCGAATAACCCTTGGCTGTCACCATCGACTACGATCAGGTCTCGACGCTCGCGCGCGAGCACCTGATCCCGGTCCTGAAGGACAACTTCTTCAAAACCACCCCGCTGTTCGTGCGTATGCGGGGCCGCCACGATTCGTTCGCGGGCGGGCGGCAGATCACCCAGCCGCTCGGCTTCGCGCCCGAGGGCGGCGGTGGGCAGTGGTGGTCGGGAGCGGACAAGTTCGACATCCGCGCGCGCAATCCGATCACGGCTGCGGTCTTCTACGCTCGGAACTTCGAGGTTCCGATCACCGTCCTTCAGGAAGAGGAAGATCAGGTCAACGGCCCCGAGGAAGTCATGCCGCTCGTGGCCACCAAGCTCAACATCGCGCGCCGCACGATCAACGAGCAGGTCGGCGGATCGGGCGGCGTCTACAACGACGCCAGCAATCCCAAGGCGATCACCGGGCTCCAGTACGCGCTGCCCGATTTCACCGGCGGCGCGCCGGGCGTGTTCCCGTCGAACAAGAACTACGGCGGCATCACGACCTCGAGCACGGTCAACACCTGGTGGAACTCGCAGGGCGATAACACCGCCTACGCCACCGGGCCGGCGGCGAGCTACGTGAACCAGGCCAACTTCGCGCCCTGGGACAAGATGCTCGCGGCTCAGGGGCTGGCGGCCGGGCGCAACTGCACGCTGATCGTCTGCAACTATGGCGTGTGGAACGACGTGAAGGCGCTCATCAATCGCAACACCGTCTACAACCGCCCGCAGCAGAGCCAAGCGATGCACGAGGCCGGTTTCGACAGCTTCATGTACAACGGCAAGACGGTGGTGGTCGATCCGTTCTGCCCGCGCAACAGCACCACCAAGGTGGAAAAGGTCTACTTCATCGACGAGGAGTCCTTCCACCTCCACATCCACGTCCGCCGGAACTTCGAGCTGCGTCCGTTCCGGGAGATGCTGGACCAGGCGGCGCAAGTCGCGTATCTGTTCTTCCGCGGTGAGATCACGTTCGACGAGCGCCGCACCAGTGGCGTGCACTCGAACGTGGACACCACGCTCACATCGCCGTAAGGGGAGGGCCAGTCAATGCCGTTCGCAAATACGACTACCACTCGCCCCTGGGCGATTCGTGGGGCGGATGGAACCATCGTCTACGAGGGGCTCGGGCTTGAGCCTCCGTATGACGCCAAGAACACCGGCTCGGCCACCATCGGCCGTGGCGAGGCGTGCACGCTCGAAGCCGGAGCCGACACCTCGCTCGGACGCTGGGATCTGACGTCGTCCGACGTGACCTTCGCCACCGAGTTGGTGCTCGGGGTGGAGCGCGTCGACGCGGCGGCGGACGTTGGCTTCGTCGGGGTGGCGAAGGAGAACATCCCGGCCCTGAGCACCGGCCGGGTCGCGGGTGCCGGGGCCATCATCCCGGTCAAGTGCCTGGTCGCGCCTACCAGCAACGTGGTGGGCAACGCCGTGATCGGTAGCGCCACGGCTGGCTCGGTGGATTCGATCGCCACCGCGCCGACCAAGGGCACCGTGCTCGGCGAGCAGGTGATCCTCGCAGGAGTAGCCGCGGGTCAGTCGGGCAGCACGACTCAACTCGTCGTGTTGATCTGCCCGCGGTAATTCTGTAGCACGTCGCTGTCGGGCGGGGGGCTCCGTCGCGGGGCTCCTCCGCCGGGCGACGTTTCAAGGGAGGCAGCGAAATGCCGCTCATCACCGATCCGGCGACCCAGGACCAGATCGCCTACAGCAACCCGATCCGCTGTCCTTCGACCGACCAGATCAGCGCCCGGCTCAAGATGCCGGCCGGGGCTTCGGTCAGCGCCATCTACATCGACGGCACCAACGCCACCCAGCCCGAGGGTGGCTTCCGGCTGGTCAACAACGAGTTCGAGGTCCAGGGCAATCTGGACGCAGACCACTCGCTGCCGGGCGGCACCTCGTTCGTCTTCCGCCCCAAGCTCGGGCGCGTGGCGTGGGAGTTCATCCGCATCGGCTTCGTGGTCGCGAACATGCCCGCGGGCGCGGAGGACGACAGCGTCACGGTCGCGGTCTACTTGACCGACACCTATCTCCGGCACTACGCCGCCTAGCCAATGCCTGAGAACATCCACAACCTGACCCTGAAGCAGATGCTGGCGCTCGGGATCGGGACGACCATTCACTTCTCGTTGCTCAACGGCTACACCGACGACCCCGACCACGATTTCATGTCGAGCCTCTCGGCCTTCGAGATCGCGACCACCACCGGCTACACCCAGGGCTACGCGGCCGGTGTGGCGGGACGCACCTTGGACGGCGTGGTCTTTGCCCAGGACAACCCCAACAACTGGGCAACCATGGATGCGACCGACGAGGTGATCGCGAACATCGGGGTCCCCGCCGGCGTGGCGATCGGTCACTTGGCGTTGTGGCTGCCCGGCACTTCCTACGCGGACGCGCGCGTGATCCGTGCCTACCCGGCCGCGCAGACCTTGAACGGCGGCAACCTCACGCTCCAGTTCAACGCCGTGGGCCTCGTCAAGCTCACCGGGTAGCACCATGCCTCCGGTTCGGACGGCCAAGGGCACCGCAAGCACCAAGGCGGCGGTCTCCACGGTGACGATCCCGGCTATCACCCTCAAGGCCGGCGAGTCCCTGCTGGTACTGGTCGGCTACGACAACACCCTCATGAACATTGATGCAGTCACCTGGGGCGCGGTGGGACTGGTGCAATTGAGGGGGCAATCGACCGGCGGTGCCGGACTGGCGGCACTCGAACTGTGGGCGCTCCACAACGCCGCCGCCGGCACCAACGACTTGGTGGCCACATGGGACGGGGCTTTCACGCTCTTCAAGGTCGTAGAAGCCAGCTCAGCGCTTGGGCTTTTGCTCACTCCCAACGACAAGGTCGCGAGCGCTGGCGGGTCGAGCGCGAGCCCGGCCTCGGGAGCCACCGCGGCCACGGCCCAGGCTAGCGAGTTCGTCTTCGGCGGCGTGCTCACCAACGGACCCTCCGAGGACACCGCGGGTGCCTGGAGCAACAGCTTCTTGGATGGCCAGCGCGCGGGCACCACCGGAGGCGTGGCAAATACCAACGGCACCATCTCCGAGGGACACAAGAACGTCTCCTCGATCGGAACCCAGGAGGCAGCGAAGACCGGCATCACTTCCCGAGACTGGGCGGCGATCTGCTACACCTTCAAGGCGGCACCCGATATCGTCGCGGCAATCGGACTTGCCACCAGCGCGGCGGTGGGTCAGGAACTCACGCCAGTGCCCGGTGCCGTCTCGCTGGCGATCGCGCTGGCGACTGCGGCCGCCATCGGTCTCGATCCAACCGTCGTGCCGGGCGCAGTCAGCGTCGCCATCCCGCTCGCCAGCGCGGCGGCGGTTGGGCTCGAGCTGTTCGCCTACGAACGCGAGTATTACGGGGCCGGACTGGGGGTCGGGGCCTACCCGATCGTGGTGCGTGACGGCCAGAGCCCCAAGGCGGTCTCGCCCATCGTGCTCGCCGATGCCGTTCTGCCAGCGCCGGGCTTCGTACCCGTCACGAATCCGGTGACGACCTATACCGGGATTCCGTTGCCGGGCTCCGTGGCGCGTCGCAAGGTGTCGTCCAAGAATCTCCAGAGCTTCGGCAAGGCCTACTTCGCGGCCTGGATTCAAGGTGTGCACGCCACCAACCAGGGGCAGGCGATCGACCACCCGGGGGTGCGCTCGATCCAGGGCGGGCAGATTTTCAAGCTGTCGCTGATCGTGCGGCTCGACGCCATGCCGATCCAGCGCCTGAGCGCGGACGAAGTGCACCCGATCGTGTCGCTTTACGACATCAACGGGGACCGCGCCTGGATCGGGATCACGCCCAGCGGGCGTGTCTCTTGCGGCTCGCGTCAGGTGCCGGGCTTGCTCCTGAGCCCGAACCCCAACGAGACGCTCGAGACCCCGATCAACGCGATCTTGGCCGATGGGAAGTTCCATGAGGTGAGCTGGACCATCGACGACGACTGGAAGGTCCGGAAGATTTCTATCGACCAGGTGCTTGTGATCTCGGATAACTACGCTGTGGTGGGCGGCCCGGAGCTGTCGAACAGCGATCGCGGCATCGTGCTCTTCAACGGTCGCGAGGCGCAGAGCCGGGTGGCGTGCACGATCTCGTTCGCCTCCCATACCCACGGTGAGGGCGACTACCAGGTCTACTGGCCGTTGAACGAGGGCACGGGCACGATCCTGGGTTTCGTCGATTCGCAGATGCTGAGTCTGGTCGCGCGTCCGGAGTTCGACATGGTGATGGAACTGGGCTGGTTCAACCCGACCCCGTTCCCGACGCTCTATGGGTCGGTGCCCACCGGGCCGCTCGGTTCGGCCTACACCTGGGGCTCCGGCACCACGCATCTCCGGCGCAACCCCGCGCAACCCATCTACCGCCGCCTGCCCAACAAGCCATGAGCACGCTCGTCTCCGATCTGATCGCCGAAGCGGCAACTCGCATCTCCGATCCCTCGGTGCGGAAAATCGTGGACCCCGAATGGCTCGGCTACTACAACGACGCCTGCCACACCATGAGCCGCGACTACAAGGTGATCGAGCAGGACGCCACCTTCGACACCGTGGTCAACGAGGACCGCTACGACTACCCCGACGACATGGTGCAGATGGTGAGGTTGCGCTACAGCGCGACCCCGAGCGACGACACCACCTACAAGGACCTCGGTGAGAAGTTCTCGGACGAGGCGCGGGAGCTCGAGCAAGGCGGGAAGACCTCGGGCGACCCCACTCGCTACTGGGCGCGCGGCAGCTTCGTGCAACTGATCCCACGGCCTGGCACCGCTGTCGCGGACGGGGGTTTGATCTCCTACTGGCGGACCGCCGACCGCGTCACCGTCGTAGCGGGCTCGGTGCTGGAGTTCCGGGACGTGCTCCGGCTCTTCGTCCGCGACCGCATGGTGATCTTCGGCAAGGAGCGCCTCGAGCGCTACGACGAAGCCAACCGCGATCTCCAGGTATGGACTGCGGCGGTCGAGAAGGTGCTGGACAAGATCGAGGACCCGAGCATCGACCGGCAGAGTCGGGTGCGCGTGCCGCCCGCGCGTCGGGCCTTCTCGCGGATGAGCTGATGCCGCGGATCGCGCGCCCCAGCCGGAGCGTGCTGCTGGCCAAGCCGCGCATGGACTGCTCGCGCGGGCTCGTGACCGGGATCAGTGAGGCGGGGATCGACGTCCGCCACTACCGTCGGGTGGACAACGCGATCTGGAAGCCGCTGCGGGCCTTGAGCGTCAGGAACGGCTATCGCGACGTGAACGGCGCGCTGCTGCCGGCGATGGGCCACTCGCTGATGCGCTACTACTCCGCGGCGGGCAACAAGACTTTCGTGGGCAACGGCACCTCGATCCACCAGATCGGCGTTTCGTCCTACACGCTCCAGACGCTCGCCGGCATCACGCTCGCTGGCAGGTGGCTTCACGAGACCAACATCAACAAGATTCTGGTCGTGACGGAGGAGGGTGGCGGTCAGGTGCCATTCTTCTACGACGGGACCACCTGGCTCACCTCGGCCCTGCCCGCTCCGCCTGCGGCTCCGACCTTCAATGCCGACACCAACACCGGAGGCGTCGTCGATGCCGGCGCGCCGGGTCACAAGTACCGCCTGCGCTGGCGCTTCAAGAACGGCGTGAGCATCGCCGGCCCCGAGACCGCGCTCCACGTCACCACCGCACCCAACCTCACGGTCAACCTGGTGATCCCGGCTGGCTCCGCACGCGCCGACTATCTGGGCTGGACCCTCGAGCGCACCAAGCTCACCAGCCAAACGCTCTGGTACGACGTGGTGGACGGGACCGCCGCGAGCTACGCCGATGTCGCCTCCGACGCTTCGCTCACCACCCAGATCCCGGCCGAGCCTGGACCCTTCGGCGCGGCCCCGCACCCCGAGGGCGTGCTCTCCTACCGCGGACGCCTGGTGGGCTGGTCCGGCACCAATCTCTACATCTCGCAGCCGGTGGGTGGCGACGATGCTACTGGGATCCTGAACTTCCACCCGCAGCAGCGCTACCCGGTGGGCGAGGACGATGGCGACTCGATCGTTACCTGTCTGATCCAGCCCGGGATTGAGCGCATCGTGATCCTGAAGTCGGGCTCAGTGTGGACGCTCGAGGGCTTCGATCCGGCGAGCTTCACGATCGTCAAGCGCTACGCCGGGGCGGGCTGCGTTTCGACTCGCGGGGCGACCACGGCGGGGAACCTGGTGCTGTTCTACCACGGCGATGGCAAGCTGTTTGCGATGTCGGGGAATGCCGTCTATCAGGCCGGCGATGTTGAGGTCGGCGAGTATCTCGGGGAGGCCGACACCGAGCGCGAGGATGAGGCGATCTTCGTCAGCGAGAGCGAGTTCTCGATGCTGGCCTACGCCGCCTCGCCCGATACCTACAACCGCGACGTGCTGGCTTGGACCCCCAACACCAGGCTGTGGACGCACTGGCGCGACATGCGGATCTCGGCCGCACTGGTGCCCTCGAGGCGCGACGACTTCGGCCGCGCACGGCTCCTGTTCTGCGATCCCAAGCCGTTCTCGGTCGCGCCACCCGGGCCCGTGTTCATCTCCTGGACCGACGCCCGTGCGGCGACGCAGCAGGTCTACGCTCAGGAGGTCTCGCTCGCGGGCGCGGTCGACTGGGCGGCGAACGGTGTCCAGGCGAGCGCCGCGATCGCCAACGCGGCCGGCGGAGCACTCCACGAATCGGCGATCATCGGTGATGGCGTGGGTGGCTGCATCGTGGCCTACAGGGACGTGCGGAGCGGCACGCGGGCGGACATCTACGCCCAGCGCTTCAACGCTGCCGGGGTGCCCCAGTGGGCGGCCGGAGGAGTCGCGATCGGAACCGACGCTGCCGGAGTCACCACCACGGGCGGTCCGGTGATCTGCTCGGATGGCGCCGGCGGGGCGATCATCGCCTGGGTCGACGCTCGCAGCTCCGGAAGGTTCTTCGTCCAGCGGGTGAACGCTTCGGGTGTGGTTCAGTGGACCGTCAACGGGGTTCAGCTTTGTGCCGTGAACAACTCCGATCGCATCGGTCGGCTCCTTGCCGACGGGTCCGGCGGCTGCTTCGCCACCTGGTTCAACTACATCAACCCGGGCGGCGTGATCCGGATGCAGCGGTTGAACGCTGCGGGAGCGATCCAGTGGGCCGCGAACGGCATCTCGCTCATGAGCAATAGCGGGATCGGCGATACCGCTGATCTGTGCACGGATGGTGCGGGTGGCGTCCTCGCCGCCTGGCACACGCTCTCGAACTACTACTGTTCACGGATCAACTCCTCCGGCGTGGCGGTGTTCGGGCCGGTCAACGTCAACCCGACCCAGAGCGCCGCAGATACGCGCGGAGGACTGTGCCCCGACGGCTTCAACGGGGCGTTCGTGGTGTGGCCGCTGTCGAGCGGTGGAATGTTCGCCCAGCGCGTCACCAATGTCGGCGCGCTCGCCTGGACTACTCCGACCCAGATCGACGTTTCCGGAGTCACCAGCGAGCCGATGATCGTTCCGGCCAGCGCCAATCAGTGCGTGATCGCCTGGGCTTCGATCGGCGGCACCAGCACGCTCGATGTCCTGGCCCAACGGCTGAATCTCAACGGCAGCAAGCTGTGGGGGAAGTTCCCGCTGGTGGTGTCGGCCGGTGCCGCCGTACAGCGTCGACCGATCATGGTCGGCGATGGCGCCGACGGAGTGGTGATCGCGTGGCAGGACAACGTGGTTGGGAATGACGACATTATCGCCCGGCGGTACAATTCGGCCGCCACCATCTCGTGGACCACTACCATCGCCAACCCGACCGGCAACCAGACCTTCCCACGCATCTGTTTTTCGGAGACCCCATCGGGTGCCGCCCCGATCGGCACTTTGGGCTACAAGGTCTGGTCGGGGCTCGATGGCTACGGCGACGAGCGAGCCGTCGACGGCACGGGTGGCGTGGCGACGCGGCTGGTGATCGAGACGCCGGAGATCGACGACGGGCTCCCCGACGTGCAGAAGATTTACGATCGCATCTCGATCTTCCCGCGCTCGGGCCAGGGCGCGCTCACACTGACCATGTTCCTCGACACCGGGACCATCGCGACGCTCGGAATCGCGACCACGCTCCGCAGCACCAAGTGGGGGAAAGATGGCGTGCCGCGCAAGGCCGACACCTTGCGTTGGGCACCGCGGCCGCTGGGATCGGCGCTCGCGCCCGAGGTCTTCCGCTGGTCCGGGCAGCGCGTACCGGAAGTGGTTGCACCGCTCGAAGCCGGAGCGCAGGGCTCGAAGTATCGGCTCCGCATCGCCGCTGATCTGAGCGCCCGCTTCTCGATCGCCGGTTTCAACGTTGACTTCCGCACCCTGCCGGAACGAGGATACTGATATGGCGACACCTGGCGTCACCCTGCCCTATCCGGACCTGGTTCCCGACACCGACGCCGACGCGGATCAGGTCCAGGCGAATTTCGAGGCGCTGCGCGACAAGTTCGGCGAGATCGTCGATGGCGATCTCGCGGCCGATGGGGATTTCGACGCCAACAAGCTCTCGATCACGGCCGGCAAGCGCATCACCGAGACCCGGATGGAGAGCCTGGCGGTTTCGACGCGGGTGCTCCAGGACGATGCCGTAGACGGCTCCAAGCTCGCCGACAACTCGGTCGGCCTCGTGCACATGACGGACGGCTCGGTGGGCACCGCCGAGCTGATCGACGGCTCCGTCACCGCGCCGAAGATCCCGGCAGCGACCGTTACCCTGACACGGCTGAAGACCGCCACCGCGCTCATTACCTTCGGCGGCGGGTTCGTCCTGATGACGAGCGGGGAGACCAGATGGATGGACCTCACGCTCGCCGTGCCGATTGCCGACGTCACCAACAGCAACACCGCCATCGGCGCGTTCACCTTCGGCACTCCGTTCATGGCCAACTGGCGCGCGGCCGCCGCTCCGACCCACGACTTCGATCTCAAGTTCGCCAGAAACACCACCAACGGGCGGTGGTATCTGGGGATCCAGAACAACGGGCCTGGCAGCGTTTCGCCGGGTGGCCTTGTTGCCGAACTCTGGTTCGTTTTGAACGCCTGACATGGCTCGCGGCACGCCGGTTCCGCCCAACCTCTCGGCCGAGCTTCAGCAGGTGCTCGGCTCGCTCGGCGATGCGAACTGCCAGGAGCGCGGCTTCGGCCACGGCTCCTATGTCTCCGGGAGCACGGTTGGCAGACGCGACTCGGTATGGGCCTTCGTGGTCCTGGCGGGCAGCCCGATCTCGGTCGAGGTGCCGCACGCGCTCGGCCGCGTGCCTGGCTGGGCCAAGGTCCACGAGTTCGTGCCGAAAGAAGGACTGGATGGGCTCCCCGGCATCACCTCCATCAACAAATCGAAGTGGACCAGCACCACGATCCAGATCGGCGTTCATGCCCTGGCCGGGACCATCGACGGCGTCACGGTGGTGCTGGAGATCGGTGGGGGATAGAATCCGGCTCGGCGTGGCCACGACCCGAGGTCTCTTCGGCGGGGATCAACGCGAGTGGCGCGCCGGGCCGCTCTGAAAGCGAGGAGCACATGCCTTTCGATCCAACCAGCGCGGTCGCAGGTGGCCTCGGTGCCAGCTTCCTGGACACCAGCGGTAGTGGGCGCTCGCGCGCGGCGCGCCGGCAGACGGATCGCGCGATCGCGCGCTACCGTGACTACCGCCCGAGCTACCTCCTGAGCCCCGAAGAGGAAGCCTTCGGCGAGCGCCGGCTGGGGCGCGCGAACGAACTGATCGGGGTTGGCGCGCGGCAGGCGCGGACGCGCGCGGCGCGGCGGCTCGGAGCGCGCGGCATCACCGGCGCGCCGCTCGAGCAGTCCTTCTCCGACATCGAGCAGGGGGCCGAGAACGCCCGGGTGGGTGCCTCGCGCGACGTGGCCGACATCCTCGAGCGCATCCGCCAGTCCGGGCTCGCCTTCGACCGCGGCCGGGCGCGCGACATCTTCGGGGCCGAGCTCGGGCTCTCACAGCGGGACTTCGGGCAGGCGCAGGCGGGCCAAGCGGACTTCTGGAACTCGATCATGAGCACTCTGCCGCTGCTCCTCGCCGCGGCGTGAGATGGCCTCGGCGCGGGCAGTGGCGGCTCGGCTCCTCTCGGACCCGGCGCGGGCGATCGGGCGGCTCCAGCGCGGCATCGGTCCCGGTGCAGCGCTCCAGATCGCGCCCTTCGCCCCGGGAACCACGAACACCGCCAACGTCCTCGCCAAACTCGGCGCGGCGATCCTCGCCAGCACCCGGCAGCGCGCCAACGAGGACTATGCCCGCCAGGGCACCGATATCGAGCGGCAGTACCGCCAGGCGCTGATCGAGGAATCCCTTCAGCGCGCCGCGGCGAGTCGAGCGAAGGCCAGCGCCGCGCCCGAGCGAACCTATGGCGTCCAGACCTGGGAGGACCTCCCGGTCGGCCACGAGGGACCGCCCTCCCCGGTCCAGGTCAACCTCACTGGAGAGCAGTTCCTCGCCCACCAGGCACGCGAGCGCGCTGCCGGTATGGCGCAGACTCGGCTCGGGCAGTCTTCCGAGCGGCTGAAGCAGGGCCAAGCGCGCATCGACCTCGCCCGCAAGCGCTTCCAGGCGGCCGATAAGGTGGTCAGCACGCCCGGCGTCGACCCGGCCAACCGGCAGACCATCCTAGCCGCCAACTCGGCGGTGAGGCAGGCTCACGGCCGCGCGGTTTCGCGCTGGGTTTCGAGCGACTACCAGAACGACCCCGAGGACGATCCCGAGTACCTGAGCGCTCAAGCCAACCGGATCGCCACCCTCAAGCGGGTGTACGTCGCCCAGCTCCGGTCGCGCCCGGAGAGCTTCCCGGCGGTGATCCGTACCATCCTGGCGGATCCGGCCCTAGCCGTGGACGAGGACCTCCGGAGCCAGCTCGCCGACCTCGACCTGCCAGCGGACAGCCCGATCCTTCGGGACCCCGACTTCCGGTCCTACTTCGGCGCGAGGTAGCCGGTGCCGAAGGTCCGGGACCTCCTGGGGCTCACCGCACCAGCGCCCGAGAAACCGGCACAATCCCCCGCGGCGGCCCCGACGCCCACGCGCGTGAAGATCCGCGACCTGATCGAGATGTCCGGCCCCGAGAGGTCGCCAGCGGGCGCCGGATTCGCCGCGGCACCGGCCTCGGCTACGGGCGTCCAGGACCCGCTCCAAGGGCCCGCTGGTCGCCGCAGACGGCCTCTTGAGCGCTATCGGGTAGAGGAGTCCACCCCGCTCATGTTCCTGCCCCACCTGGCCGCCAACTTTGCCAAACAGGTGGTGGAGCAGCCGGTCATGCTGTCCGAGTTCGCGGGGCTCCTCTACCGGGAGGTGGGGGTGCCGACGGCGGAGCGGATCGTGAAGATTGCCCAGCTTGCCAGCCCCGAGACCCAGGCGCAGGCGGCGGCCGACCTAGCGCTCGAGCCCGGGCGGGCGCTCGAGACCATGCGCCGGGTGGGCGAGGGGGCGATCGGTGCCGGCAAGAAGGCGCTCGGGGCGCTCGAGAAGCCCGGCGACCTCCCGGGCGCGGTGGGTGAACACCTGTTCGAGAACCCCCTGGACGCGGTGACGCTCTCCCTGCTCGGTGGCGCCGCAGCGGTGAAGGGTGGGCTCACGGCGCTCAAGGCCCTGCCGCGGTCGCCAACGATGGCGGGAATGATTACGCGCGGTCGGCAGATCGCCGAGCTCGAGCGGATCGAGGAGCGCGGGATCTTCAACGTCGCGCGAGACGCCACCAAGCGGGCGCTCGCCAAGTCGAACCCCGAGGTGGCGCGGGTGATCGAGATCGGCGAGCAGAAGGGGCGCGCGGCACGGATGATCGGCCAGGAGCGCTCGAAGGTGGCGGGTCGCCTGACCCGGCTCGGCGAGGAGCTGAGGCGCGAGTTCAAGCTCGAGCCCGCCGAGCTGGAGAAGTTCTCCGACTACGTGATGGGTCTCGACCCGGTGCCGCCGACCTCGACGCCGCAGCTCCAGGGCGCGATGAAGTGGTGGGCGGACTTGAGCGCCCAGGATCGCTCGGACCTAGTCCGATACGGCAAGCTCACCGCTCCGGCGGCGGAATCGCGACCATTCCAGCCGCTTCGTGTCGAGCGGATCGGCGAGGCGCGCGAGGCGGAATTACAGGCCGCGCGCGGCAAGGGCGGCAAGCTGGGCTCCCGCGCCGAGTCTCAGATCAAAGCCATCAACGACCAGATCGCCGCTGACCTGCGCACCAAGGGCCGCGACCTGCCGATCTACTTCCCGTTCCTGCGCGATCCGTCGAGCATGGGCGGCTCGGGGCTGGCGAGCGAGGCGGTGCGCCGCTACCGGCCCTCGTTCCTGCGCCAGAGCTTCGGCCGGCTGTTCTCGTCCGACCAGTATCTCAAGGACCCGCGGGTCGTGATCGCGCGCCACGAGCGGGCGGTGCAGAACTACCTCCAGAACGAGCGCGTGGTCGAGCGGCTACAGGCCGGGACCGAGGCCGGACCCAACGCTTTCGGCGTCCGCCGCATTGCCGACGTCGCAGAACTACGACCCGACGAGGTGCTGTTCGCTCCCGACGGTGCGATGCGCATGTGGCGGCGCTCGGTTGATCTGACCAAGGTGGTCGGCGACGCCGCGCAGTCGATCGGCAACGTCGATGTCGGCTTCCACCGGGCACTCCAGGCGATGACCGACCTCGACGCGATGGAACTGTTGGTAAGCGGCTTCACCAAGGGTCAGAAGTACGCGATTCCGCGCGCGGTGGCGGGGCGCGTGAAGGCCGAGTTCAAGCCAGCGCCGGAGTGGGTGCGGCTGCTCTACGACAAGCCGCTCGACTACTGGCGCGACGTGGTGCTGGCGCTCCGGCCGGCGTGGATCAACAACAACGTGATCGGCAACATGATCTTCACTACGCTCCAGGGCGTGGCGCCGCGGCACTACGCGCTCGCCAAGGTTGAGCAGTTCATCGCCCGGACGCCAGACGAGATCCGCACCGGCGGGCTGTTCATGGGCGAGACGCGGCTCACCAACGTCTCGGACCTGGCTAACGCGGCCGACCCCCGCCTCCGCCGCGTGGCGAAGGTCTACGAGTGGCTCGAGAACACGCCGCCCGGATCGTGGGTCGGGACCGTGGCCGACCGTTCCAAGGCGTTCAACTCCGGCGTCGAGGAATACTGGCGCCGCGTCTCCTACGCCAAGGCGGCCGACAAGATCGCGCGCAAGAGTTACCTGAAGCGCACCGGCGACCGCTTCTACCGGGCCTTCGATCAGATGCAGGAGATGGACCGCTTCACGCCCGTCCAGGTCCAGAAGGCGATCGACGAGGTCAACTTCTTCTTGAACGACTACTTGAACGTGCTGCGCCCCTGGGAGCGCGCGTTCTTCCGCCGCATTGTCGGCTTTCCGGCGTTCCTCAAGTTCCAGATGAAGCTCGCGCTCTCGCTGCCGGTCCAGTATCCGGGGCGCTCGGCGATGCTCCACGGGCTCGCGATCGCGGGCGAGGACGCCCAGCGCGACGCCGAGCCGTTGCCCTCGTACATGACCAGCAACGGGCTGGTGGATCTCGACCAGGAGTTCACCGTCAATGGGCGCAAGCTCCATGCCTTCATGTCGACCACCGGCTCGAATCCGCTGATCCTGGGCTCGGGCCCGACCGCGCTCGGTGAGGGGCGCCCGTCCGACATCATCGGGGCACTCGCCCAGATGGGCACGCCGCCGGTCGCGATCCTGCGCACCGCACTCACCCATAAGGATGTCTTCGGCCGCACCTTCACCGATCCCAGCGTGGTGCAGGCGGGCGACAAGTTCTTCCGCATCGAGCGCGATCCGAAGACCGGGCGCCACCGCTTCGCGCGCGACCCTGCGGGCAAGAAGATCGAGACCCCAGCGCCGCAGCCCAACGTGGGCGAGCAGGCGCTCCAGGCGATGCCGATCTCGGGCTTCGTGCGCTCGATGATCCAGCCGCGCGCCAACTGGACCGCCGAGCCGCTCTCGGTGGTTCCGTCCAAGGACACCGGCCCCGGAGCCCGTAGCGTGACCGAGCGCACGCGGTTGACCGAGTTCCTCAAATACTTCTCTTCTTTCAACATCGTCCTGGTGGATACTGAGACCGCTCGCAAAGGCGAGCTGCGCGGGGCTATCATCGGACCGCGGCAACGCTCCGAACAGCGACGGGCCCTGGTTCGTCGACGCAAGATTCTGGAGGGGGCCGAGGGACGTAAGGTAAACCCGTAGACCGAGGAGGTGGTCCACCCATGGAAGCGAAGCACCACATATGGTGGCTGTTGGTAACAACAATCGTCCTGGCCCTCTCCGGGAAGGACGCCCCGGCCGACATGCCCGACGTTCGAGAATACGTGCTCCGAGAGGCCGCGCATCTGGACTCGACCACGACCTTCGTGAGCAGGGAGATTCACGTCAGGAATGCCCGGTGGGTCGAAATCTATATCGAGAACGCCAGCGACGCCTCGGAACTGGACAGCCTGGACGCCGACACCACCGCCGTCGGGGTGTCCTACGACAAGCTCAACTGGATCGCTCTGAGAGCCGGGGCGGTAAATACGACACGTTACCGAGCGAGCATCACCGACGTGCCTAACAACAACCCGTTTCGTAAGAGTGCCGGGGGCAGGGTTTGCTGGCTGATACCGAGCGGACTCAGCGCCATCTCGCCCTACCCCGGTCAGCTCGCATGCGTATGGCTGAGGATGCGCGCTCGACCACTGCAAGGCCGACCGGACTCGCCCACCGGGCCGCAGCGAGCTGGCATCCCTGGCTTCGCGGTTATTGCCGTCGTTCACTACTAACCCATGACCAACCAGAACGTCCTTGAGCGGGCGAGGTCGGCGATCGGGTACAGCTGCAAGTACCTGCTCGGAAAAGGCGGCTTCAACCCGGCCTCGCAGTTTCCCTGGAACGCGCGTGGCGAACTCGACTGCTGTTTGGTCGCCGAGACGATGGTGCATTCGGAGCGCGGTGCCGTCCCGATCAAGGATCTCGTGACAGGAGACGCGGTCTGGTCTTGGGATGGCGGGACGCTTAATCGGCGGCGCGTGACGGCCACCTATGCGCACGGCGAGCGCGATTTGCTTCGCCTTCGTACCACCGGCCGAGAAGTGCTGCTGACCGGCAACCATCCACTGCTGACCCCTGTCTCGCTCGGCAGGCCGCGTGGTGCCTCTGGAACCTTCGGTCGACGCGCGTGGATGCTCGGCTGGAAGCCAGCGGGCGCGCTGCGACGCGGGGATTGGGTGGTCGCCGCCAGCCGCATCCCGCTTGGGACGGCCTCCAAGTACGACGTCGAGCAATGCTGGGTTCTCGGTCTCTACCTCGCCGACGGCTCAGGCTCCTCTATCTGCGTGTACGGCGAGACCCGCGATAGAGTCCGCGCGTTTTTCGAGGCCCGCTTTGGCGTGCGCGGTACGTACACGGAGCGAGGCGGATTCCAGACAGGATCGCATGTCGCGCGGCGCTTCTTTGTCGCCGCTGGCGTCACTGGCGATTGCTACACGAAGCGCGTACCCGAGTGGGTGTCGCGAGAGCCCGAGGCGAACGTGCTGTCTTTCCTCCGGGGCTATTTGGCGGGCGACGGTCACGAGTCCCTGCGGCCGTATCGGTCATGGAGCTTCGCATCGGCCGCCCGGGAGCTGTTGTCCGGCATGCGCGCGCTATGTCAAGCCGTAGGCATTCGCACCTCCACCGTGTCGCGCCGCGAGCGGCCCGACCGCATCAAGATCAAGGGCGTGGTTGTCAAGCACGCCCGCCCGTTGTTCACGTTCGAGGCATACCCGGACTCGGCTCGCCGCGGCGACACCGCCGCGTGTAGTGCGCGAAATGCGGTAAGCGGCGACTTCGCTCTGCAACGAATCAGGTCCATCGAGCCGGCTGGCAGCGCCCCCGTGTTCGACATTACGGTGGAAGGGCAGCACAACTTCCTCGCTGACGGCATCGTCGTCCACAACTCCGGCTTCGCGGCCTGGTGTCTCGGTATCTCGCGCTTCACTGAGACGCCCTTCTTCCTCGATCGCGAATGGATCGAGACCACCGCGATCGTCCAGGACGCCAAGCGGGTGGGTGTGGGGTGGTTCGACGAGGTGCCGATGGGACTCGCGCGCGTTGGCCACCTGATCGTCTACGGTGACGCTCACGGAAAACAGGGCCACGTTGGCATCGTCTCCAAGGTCGACGAGCACGGCCCGCTGTTCGTGATCCACTGCTCGCGTGGGAACTACACGCGCGTCAACGACGCGATTCAGGAGACCAGCGCCGGATTTTTCAAACTGCGCGACGCGATCGTGGCCCGCGCCGGCTTCATCGAGGAGCCCGTCTGATGACCGAGAATGGACTGGCGTTCGCGAAGAAGGTGGGCATCGTCGCTGGCACCCTGTTGGCCGTGATCTCACTCAGCAACGTGCTCGGGGGCTGCGCGATTCGGGTGTTGGTCCTGCCCGAGATCGAGCGCGTGGTCAGGGAGGAGCGCGAGGCTCGCGTTAAGGCGGACATGAAATTGGCTACGGCCATCGCGGGGCTCTCGAGCGACCGAGTGCAGATCCTGGCTATCATGGGGGAGCGCGATCAGAGGCAGCGGATCAGAATGCTGCGCCTCCTCCGCAACCACAAAACCACCGCCGAATAGAGGAGATCGAAATGTTCGGAAGAGAACCCGTTGCGATCACGGCGGCCACCAGGGCCACCGTTCTGTGCGCCGTCGCCTTCGGCCTCAAGTGGACGCCGGAGCAGATCGCGGCCACCATGGTCGCGCTCGAAGCGATCCTGGCGCTGGTCGTTCGTTCCCAGGTCTCGCCGACCCGGTAGGGATCGGCGTCCCCAATTCAACGGAGGAACCATGAAGCGTCTCTTGCTGTTTCTGTTGATCGCTGGGATTGCCTGGGCCGCGAGCCCAGCCCGCGCCCAGAAGCTCACCGACATCCGCGCCCGCGCCCAGCTCTCGGCCAACGGGGGCGGGCTGTGGTTCACCGAGGCCGGCGGTGGCAAGGACAACTGGCAGGGTGCGGGCCTCGGTGGCGCGCTGACCTACAGCGTCCACAAGCAGCTCGCCGTCTACGGGGCACTCGACCACGGCTTCCCGTTCGCGGACTCTGACGGGCACCAGAACTTCGCTCGCGTGGTGGCGAACCTCAAGGTCTATCCGAACGGTCCCGAACCGAGCGACAACGCGATCTTCATCGGCTTCGGCCGTGGCTGGTTCGGCAGCAACGTGGGCGATCGAGTCACCAACGACGCCCAGATCGTGGTCGCTCACAAGTTCCGACCACGGCTCTCGGGCGGGATTCTCTACGCCCACGCCTTCGGTCGGGAGAACGAGCCCGACTTCGACTTCGTGAAGCTCGCGCTCAACACCCGCTGGTATCCGTAGGAGGTGATCCGTGGCCTTCAACTTCGTTGCATTCGTGACCTCGTGGCTGCTCAACAAGGGCGTTGCGGTCCAGGGAGCGTCTGAGGAACTGGCCCGCATCCGCGAGCAGTACCCGGATAGCGCCGACAGGATCGACGCCTTCCAGGCGTGGCTCACCGAGAAGCTGGCTCCCACCCACGACGTGGCCGGTATGGTCAACACCCTGCGCGGGATTGCGATCGACATGGTGAACGGGACCTCGGGCGTCGACCCGGACGCCTCGATGGGGAGCCTGTGATGGACTTCGGCGATGCGCTGAAGTGCCTGAAGAACCGCCTTCGCGTGGCCCGCGAGGGCTGGAACGGCAAGGGCCAGTGGATTGCCCTCCAGGTGCCCGACGAGCATAGCAAGATGGGCCTGCCGTACGTCTACATCAGCACCGTCGACGGCAAGCTGGTGCCCTGGCTCGCTTCACAGACCGACCTCCTCGGGGAAGACTGGTCGGTCGTCTAACCCCTCGATTGTTAATTGTGCCCGCCAGACCTTGACATCGGCTTCTGGCGGGCACAGACTTGTCTCTGACGGGTGGGGGCGTTTGCGGACGGAGCTGGTTCGGGCTTCCCCTCGTCCCGGCGCCAACGTGGCGCCTCCACCTATCCAGACGGGGGGAAGCGATGAACGAAACCGCTGTTGTCGCGAAGCAGGATGTTCCCGCTAGGGGAATCCCACCAGGACTTGCCCTCACGGTCGTGATGGGCACGCTCTCCGAGAAGATTACAGCCTTCCATCAGATCGGTGCCGCCGCGGCGGCGGGTATTTACCCGGCCGGCTACACCACGCCACAGCGGGCGATCGCGGCGTGCTGGGGCGCGGACGCGCTCGGCGTCCACCCGTTCACGTTCATGCAGGGCGTGCACGTGATGGAAATCGACGGCAAGACCATCCTGGAGCCTAAGTGGGAGTTCATGCTCGGAATCGTGACCGCGCGGCTCCCCGGCTTCAGGTGGAAGGCGTTGAAGGAGACCACCGAGGTCTGCGAAATCTGGGTCTCTGACGGGCACGCGGAGCACACGGTCTCCTATACGATCGCGGACGCGACGCGACAAGGTCTCGTGGACAAGCCGAAGTCGCAGCTCTACAAGGCGAACGTGCGTGAGGGGCTGTTTAAGCAGGCGCTGAAGCGGGCCCTCAAGCGCATTGGACCCCATGTGCTCATGGGCATGCCGGCGGGCTTCCTGCCCGACCCGGGCGAAGACGGTCCCGCGCCGCCCGAGACGCGCACGGCATCCGGGGCCGAGGTTGTGGTCGAAGGCACCGCCACCACCGAGGAGCTGTCGGCCGAACTGGTGCGCGTCTACGGGAAGCAGGGCGTGGTAAGGGCGCTCGAGAGGTGCTCCTTCCTCCTGAAAGAGATTGCGGGCGTGGAGATCAAGTTCAAGAGCGTGCGCGAGATCGGCCCGGTCGAAGCGGGGCAGATCGTGCGGCGGCTGAAGGGCATGGCGGACGCGCCTCGCCCCACGGAGCCGCCTGCGGCTGTGGCGCCCGTAGTGGCGCCGGTGAAGGAGGCGGGCGGGGAGGTCAAACCAGATCCTGTGGGGGACCTTGGAGCCGAACCGCCCGCCGAGTCTGACTTCCCGGTCTTGGAGGCCGCCGAAGCGGAGGCGGTGGCCCAGGCGCAGAACGACGCCGACGGCTCGTGGGAGGGGTTCCTGCGGCTCGTCGATCGCGGGCGCAAGGTGCTCAAGACCGGCGCGACTGGCCAGAAACGCGCGATCGTGGCTGAGGGAGCGAAGGACAAGGGCAAACTCTACTGCAATGACCAGCGACTGCTTGAGGCGGCGGGCCACGTCGACCTGGCCACCGGGCGGGCGACGGCTCCGCTGCTCCTGCTCGACAACGGAGCGCTGATGCTCGACCAGGCCGCGCTGCGGGTGCTCGCTGAGACGCTGCGCGACATGATCCGCGAGGCCGAGAAGCCGGATTACGCGAGGGCGTGATGGCTGAACTCAAGATGGTGCCGTGCAAGGGCTGCGGGCGGCCGCTGGTGTGGGTGAAGGACGAGAAGGGCACCAAACACCCGCTCGATCCGATCGCTCCGGTCTACTTCATCACGGGGCACACGGACGCGGGCACTCCGATCGCCAAGCGCAACGAGAACGCCTACGTGAGCCATTTCGCCACGTGCAGCAAGGCGCGGGAGTTCTCCGGGAGGAACCGATGAGCGCCGAGAATCCGAAGCTGTCGTGCAGCGTCATCGTTACCGAAGCCGACCGCCTGCGGGCGAGCGACTGGCTGCGCCGCTGGGGGCTCTCTGCTGGCACCGCAACCGGACAGGGCGCATGTGCCGATGACCTCGCGCTCCAATTCGCCGCAGCGCGGGAAACGAAACTCGTATGGCGACCGAGCCTGGGCGAGATCCTGCGGCGGAGCGAGGATGCGAAGCTGCCGTGGAGCATCAACGTGGTGCCGCAGATCCTCGACGCTACGGGCTACGCAGTTCACCAGAGCGATCTGCCGAAGATGAACTACATGCTCCACGCCGCCAACGGAGCCCCGGTGCTGGCCCGGGCGCTGATGGAGGTGGGCGAGTGGGGTTTTCGTAGTTCGTGGCTCACCCTCATGAACCGCTACGGCATCGCGTGGGGCGATGTGGAGAGGACCCCGTGAGCCAGGACCTGGTGATCCTCGAGCCCCAGGTGATCGCCGCCTGTGACAAGGCGTCGGTCCAGATCGCGGAAGACCCGGCAATCGTGAGCGGGCTCTCGGCGGCAGAGGCGGTGCGTGGCATGGTGGTGGCGACACCCGACGCGGCGGTGATGGCGACCTCGCTCGGCAAGCAGATCGCCGACGCGCAGCGCATCCTGGAGCAGCGCAAGCGCTTCGTGCTGCGGGTGCCGACGCTGATGCGCGACGCGGTGGGCCGGAAGCTCGACCCGATCGCGCACGCCCTGAAGACCGGCAAGGAGCAGGCGGGCCGCGCCATCGCCGCGTTCCAGAACGAGGCGAGACGGCAAGCCGAGATCGAGCGCCGGAATCGCGAAGCCGAGGCCACGACGGCCCAGGCTGAGCAGCGCTCGATCCTCGGCGACGACGACGCACCCGCCTTGCAGGTGACGGTGGAGGCTCCGCCGCGGATCGTGAACGCGGGGGACTCCAAGAGCTTCGCGCGGCGCGATCCGAAGGCGGAGGTGTCGATCTTCACCGACTGCGATCCGACCTGGTTCGAGTTCAAGGCAACGCGGGCGTGGGACTCGTTCCGTGCGGCGGTGGCGCGCGGCGACGTCGCGGAGCCGGTCGATGGCAACGTGGTCGAGTGGTGCGGGGTCAGGTTCTGGAGAGAAACGGGAGTGAGCTTCAGATGAGCGCCCACGTGGTGATCGAGGCGAAGGTCCAGATGGGCGGAGCAATGTACATGCTCAGTGGTGACATGCTAACGATCGAGTCTTGCCGCCTTGATCGGGTTGAGCAGACACGGATGAAAGTGCCGCTGGCCATGCTCAAGAACGCGATCGAAGAGCTGGAGAAGGCGATCGCTCGCATCCATGTTGAGGACCTCCCGGAGCACGCATGACCCGCCGCTACGCGCTGCGCGAGGTGCGCCGCTACGTCGGCGCCGACTACATGGAGCGCGTCCGCGCACGGCGCGAGCATGGCTGGTGCGCGATCTTTGTCGGGCTCACCTACCAGGGCCAGCCGGCGTGGTTCGAGTTCGGACGCGGGCGCACCTGGGTGGCGGCGCTGTCGGCCGCCAAGGCGGCCTTCGCGCGGTTGCTTGACCGGCCGGATGGTCGGCTCGTGAGGCCGGCGCACCGGCGGTTGGTGGTGCCGGCGAGCCAGATGCCCTTGGGGCCGCGATGATCCTGCTCGGAGCCTGGCTGGTTTGGTTTCTCATGGGCGAATTACCCGTTCAACGAGACACGCGCAAAGGGAGGATCGGATGCCGAGAGTTATGAACCGCCACGCGCACTTCGTGATCTACCGGGACAAGGCGGGCGAGTGGAGGTGGCGCCTGTTCTCGGCCAACAACCGGATCGTGGCCGACAGCGGCGAAGCCTACGTCACGGAGTACAAGGCGCGCCGCGCATTGAAGACAGCGACCGCGACGGCGGTGCTGGCGGAGAAGATGCCAGCGGGGCTGGTGAAGTGACCAGCTATTCGAGGGTGTATCAATCGACGAAGCAGGGTCCGCTGGAAATCGAGGAAATGCCGTACCCGCACCTGAAGCATGCGGCGGCCCGACTCCGCAGCCAGCTCACGAGCCCGGACTACGTGGGGCCGAACGACCAGGTGACACTCGAAGCGTTGGAACTTGAGATCGAGAAGCGCGACAGGCAGAAGGGGCCAGCCAATGGCGAAGAAGCCTAGCACCGCAGTCCGCATCCAGAAGCGGCACACGATCGAGCTACCGATCAAGCTCTCCCAGGAACAGATGGTTGACAAGGGCCAGAACCTCGCCCGCGTGTTCGATGAACTCCGCAACCTGGAAAGCGAGCACGATGCCATGAAAAAGTCGATGAAGGAGGATGTGGCGCTGCTCGAAACCGAGCGCAACACGCTGGTGAGCCAGATCCAGCGCGGCGTGGAGCGCAGACTCACCGAGGTTGAGGACGTGATCGACCTGGGCGCGGGTCTGTGGCGCAGGCGGATCGCGGCATCGGGCGAGGTGGTGGAGGAGCGCCCGATCACCGAGGAAGAGCGGCAGGCCGAGATGGCGCTGGACGCGCCGCAGGTGAACTGAGGTGCCCAAGCGGAGTCCCCACGATTCGCTCGTCCAAGCCTGCCGCGAGGTGCTGGAGCTCCACGGCGTGCCGTTCACGCGCGTGAACCAGCGCCCAGTGCAGACCAAGCGCGGCTGGCGATCGCCCGGAGCTGATCCAGGAACACCCGACATGATCGCGGTGCTGCCGCCGCACGGGCGCGTTGTGCTCATCGAGGTGAAGACCGGAAGCGCCAAGCCGAGGCCAGACCAGCGCGCGTTCCTGGATCGCTGGGAGGCGGCCGGGGCGCTCGGGGTGCTGGTGTACGATGCGGTCGCACTCGATGAATGGCTGGTGGCGAAGCTCGCCGCCGAACGTGGGAGGAAGCCGTGAAGCAGACTCAGGCGTGGAAGCGATGGGCGGCGCAGCAGGGCTGCGAGGCGTGGCTGACGATCCGCACCGTAGGAATGATCGCGCTGATGGTGGCGATCTTCGCGGCGGCGGCGTTCGGTACTGCGGACGCTTTCTGGTTGGATCTGCTTTTCTGGATTAGACGCTAGCGAACGCGGGGCGCTGCGGCAGAGACAAGCCGTCGTGCGAACCAGATCGGCCACGCAGTCGGGAGCTGCTCCCCGGAAGCCTCGGGGCTTCGATCAAGGCCCGGCCAGCGCCCTTCCAACAACAAACGGAGGTTCACATGGACCAGAGCAACGAACTCACCGGAGCGCTCGTCGAGACGGACGATGCTACCGATCCGGCCTTTGCGGCGATGCAAGACCTCTTCACGTTCCATCCGCCCACCGAAGCGCAGAAGGTCGACTACCAGATGATCCGCTCGCGCGCCTATGACCTGGCTATCGTGATCTGGCGGTGCTGCCCGGCTGGCCCCGATCGCACCGCCGCGATCCGCAAGCTGCGGGAAGCGGTGATGATGTCCAACGCCGCGATTGCCACCCACAACGCGGCGGCCTCGCTGCGGTGAGCAACGACTTCCGCCTGAGCCTGCCGATGATCCACGCTGCGGATGATTGCCTGTTCGCCTGGTTCGCCAATAGCGGACATTCGGGCAGGAAGATCGTCATCGTTCCGCCGACGCGACCGGGCGATCATCAGCTCATGCGCTACATCGTCGAGGCGGCCAACGAACGCTGGCACCTCGAGGAGCTGGAGGCCAAGCGGCGGCTGGCGGGAGCATTTTCGCTCGGTGACGAGCTGCTCTCGCTCGAAAATCTCAAGCAACGCTACATTGCGCACGTGCTGGCGCGGGTGGATGGTGCCAAGCACGAGGCGGCGTCGATCCTGGGCGTGGCTCCGAGCACGCTCTACCGCCACAGGCAGCACGCACACGAACGGAGGAGCACGTGAACCTGGTCGAGCAAGCCTTGAACGATCCGCGCAATTTCGCTGATCAGCCGCCGAGCCAGATCGTCGAGCGCCGCGAGGATGCGAAGCACACCAGCTATCTCGGGCTCACCGTCAACCGCTGACGGGATGCCATGAACGGCCGGCCCGTGTGGCTGGCGAGCTACAGCCTCAGAA